GTAAACCCCTGTACGTAAGAGTAGCCACCGTCACTGCGACTGTGTAAAGGATTTAGCAGATGCCCGCAATGGCTGTAAACTATTTCTTAGTTATAAGTTATTTTTAAGTACCGGTTTTTACCGAGGCTCATAAAGCTCATTTTATTGTCCAATGATAGATAATAAGTATCGATAATTATATCGTGAAGACATGTATTTCAGTATAATTATTTTACGCTTTTCTTGAGGATATTGGTTAAGAAATCTTTCATATGATTACTCTTTATTGTATGATCGTATAAACAAAGAGCTCCCGTTTATTTAGTCGTCCCTTTTCGGATTAAAGTCGCGACTCGTTTGTACACTCGTAATATGTACCTTGTGGATACGGTTCAATGCGTTTTGAACACACAAGCACGGTGTGCTTCCACTCGTAGGAAATAAATCAGAGCTGAAATGGTATGGACTTAACTCCTGTAATTCCAGAGTAGGCAACCAAAGAATGATGAATTTCTCAAACAAACAAAACAAACAAACTCAACGATATACTCCAATTAATTATGTTGACCAATGCATCGCAACAGGATATGTACGAGAACAAGCAAATACGACCCCTGCAAAGATGAGAGAACTTGATATGGCAATGTTGGAACGTGATCATCCCTTTTATGAAGATTGGCCCGATTGGCAAGAAATTGTTAAGCGTTATCATTCTGAACAAGTGAAACAAACTTCGAAAATAATCAATAAAGGACATGGATTTTATGCACCGGAATTAACTCTGGAACAGCAATATTTGGTCCATGAAGTTTATTGGCTTTCGAATATGATGGTAGCTAGTATAGAATGTGGTATGCTTAATGGTGAAATGTCCATGAAAGCTGCTTTTGAAAGAGAGTTTTCACATTTCCAGCATGTAAATATTTTAAGTTGCGAATTAAATTGCGATTGTCCTTTAGACTATCGCAAGCTTTCGTTTCCATCTAAAGGTTGTGTAATGTCACACTTACATAATCAAGCTCATATTATAGCTTTAATATGGGCTTATGTACATGTGGCAAAACCCCGTAGAACAGTGAGAAAATATTTTACGCGATTAGAGCGAGTTGTTTTGGCTTTAAAACCAAAACAATTGGCTAGATTTAATTTAGATTATATTATTAAACCTAAAGAATTTTCTAAATATGGACGTCCTTTACTTAAGGATCTCTATATTCGAGGATTTTTAGATGTAGATTTAACAGTAAGAAATGTCGTTGAGAGGTGTGAGTACTTAAAACATTTTATTCCTAAACAGCAAGACGGTTTCTCGTGTCAGAGCGGAAGAGAAACTGTGTTTGATGAAATGTTAGTACTTGCAAAGGAACTTTTCAGTAAGGATGATTCAGTGATGGATCATCTTTGCTTGCCTCTACAACAAGGATTCCCAACTATTTATAATTCTCATAGTTGGGATGAAGGAAATTTAGAAAAGATTAAGTTATTAATAGATAATGCTAGAGCAGACTTTTTCTCTAGTTTTAAGGAAACAATGGTTGATTGTTCTAAGACGCTTATCGTGTTATTTATTGCAGCTTCTATAGTTGCTTTATTGGCGCGAATAGCTATTGGAGCTTCAGCTATTTTAGTTTATAAGTTAATACATTTAATTTGCTCATTTGTCTGTGGAGTTGAAGATCGTGAAGAAATTCGTGAGTGTTTAGCTCAACAACAGTCAGGTGAGACACCGGAAGAAATCACTGATATGCCTATTCTTCCGCGTTTAATTACTAAATATATAATAGATCCCCCTCAAAAACTCCTTGGTACGATCTGGACTTCGAAAGAAACAGATCGTGTCATGAAGCGTATTTCCTATCTTGGAGATTCTAAGATAGAAAATGGGCTTGATAGGATAATGACGTGGATAAAGAGAGTGTTAAGACGAACACAAAGTTGGTTTTTGAGTACCTTTTTAGGTATTGATGTCCCAACTGATCTTGATGGTGATGACCATGCTATTAATAAGTGGAATAATGAAGTTGATGAGTTAATTGACTCTTATTATTCTAATGAGTTAGTGTGGACTGAAGCAACATGGTCCGTTATACATAATCTTTATTCACGCGGTTTAGCTTTTACCCGCAACCGAGCATATATTCGTTTTAAGAACGATGTATGGAAAGTAGTAAGTAAGTTAGGTAATCTATTAGAAGAATTTAAGAAACATAATAAGGATGGTCAATCGATACGTAATCCCCCAGTAACGATTTATCTCTCTGGTGATACCGGAGTAGGTAAGTCTGCACTTACGTATCCTTTGGCTATACATCTTCTGAAGGAAATATTTGCTGTAGAGAAGAATCCTATTGATCTTAAGGATCATTGGAAGAGCCTTATCTACATGCGTTCAGCAGAACAAGAATACTGGGATGGATATGAGAATCAATTGGTTACTCTTTTTGATGATTTTAATCAACAAGTAGATTCCGGCGCTAATCCTAGCGTTGAACTGTTTGAAATAATTAGAGCTTCCAATTGTTTCCCGTATCCATTACATATGGCCTCTATTGAACAGAAAGCAACAACAACATTTACTTCAAAGATTATTATAGTAAGTACAAACAATCCCAAACCCAAGACACAGAGTCTTAATTTTCCTACAGCTTTGCAGAGAAGATTTGATATTTGTGTTAGGGTTTCCCGTAAACCTAATATTAAGTTAGAGAAGGGAGCTAAGTTTACCCCAGACATATATAAGTTTGAAAGATATGATATGGTGTCTGGAAGTGAATTAGGTTCTCTTAGTTTTAAGGATTTAATAGATTTAAGTACTATGGAATACTTTTCTAGGTCTAAGTTTGTTGATTCCATTGATGAATATATTGAGAGCATTTTACGAGTACCTACTCCTGAACAAACAGGTGTAGATGAAGTAGATAACCCCTTTGCTCAACAACAGGGAGGTTTTAAATGCTTTCAAATGACTGATATGAAATCTGAAGCTGATGCCCAGATGGAAGGTATTCTATATAATCATGCCAAGAGTTGGTATGAACAATTAGAAAATAAGAAAATAGAAATAGGTCAATCTTATTTCTCCAGAATTAAGAATAAAATTTGTTCCTGGTGGAGCCCGAGTACTATGGATGGTCTTCGGTCAGCTTCACGTAAATTGCGTGAGACTGCTCAAGAGCGATTATCGTGGTTTAAATCACTTAAGCAGCGATTCCCGTTTATTGAGAAGATGAAGACTCCAATGTGCTTGTTAATGGCGGGACTTTCTTTTATAGCCTTGTTTTACGGAATTAAGAAATTATTTAGTAAGGCAAAGGTTAAAACAGAGAAGGAAATCTTGTCTCCGATAAGAGCTAAGGCGAAAGCCTTGGTTCTTGAAGCCAGGAACGAAGGATATAACCCCCCTCAAGTTAAACAGGTTCGAAATGAAGGTTATAATCCGGCAGTAGTGAAGACTGTTAAGACAGAAAGTTATAGTCCTGCTATTGTAAAGCCCGTAAGAGCTGAATCAATACCCCGTAAAGAGGCAATTGAGCAAGGCATACGGGATGTGAATGCAGCAGAGATTATGATGAAGATTTCGCGAACGAATGTGTATAAGATGTATGAATCGACGCACGGAGCGCCGATTGGTCATATTTTCTTTTTACGAGGAAGAGTGGCCGTAATGCCAAAACATTATATGTACGCTTTAAAGCAGTCGTTGGCGAATGATTCTGACGCGACTTTGTATTTTGAAGCAATTGCCTTATCGCGTTGTTTCCAAATACGTGTTGCGGACTTTTTGGATAATATACAGTCTTATGAATCGCCGGATGAAGAAGGTGGACCTGTTTACACCCGAGATCTTATGGCCGTTGCTGTTCCCTCAGCAATAGTACATACAGATGCAATTCCCTATATAGCAGATAAGAATAATTTTAGTTATGTAGATTATACATCTGTGATGCTGCCTGTTTTGGTTAAGAATAACTTATCTAAATCAGATAAAGCAGTGCTTCTTTTGCGTTATGCGGAAGGAAAATCACAGTTACGTAGAGTTAATGAGTTACCAATAGGAGACTCTGAAACCCCGGTCTTGAGAATTGTCCGTGATGTATGGGAATACAACATGGATACTCAGGTATCGGAGTGTGGAGCACCTCTTATTGTTAGAAATAAGGAAATTGCCCCAGGGAAGGTGTGTGGAATACACATTGCTGGTATAAATGGAACAGGAGAAGGGTTTTCTACTCCGTTTTATAAGGAAGATGCCTTGCGTATTTTGAAATCTTTTGATGATAAGTACACAATGCAGCAGAGTTATAGAGTTCCGTTGAAGGAATATGAAAGTATTCCGCAGCAGCAATGTCAGATTCCGGAGGATTCTGAATTTATTCGTTTAGGATGTTTGAATTCTCCTATAGCACAACCTTCCAAATCAAAAATTCAACCATCATTAGCCTACGGAAAGATTCGAGAACCGGTTACAAAGCCGTGTGCTCTCGGACCTAGAAAGGTTGATGGTGAAGAATTTGATCCCCGAAAATATAGAATAAGTAGGTTAGGAAACGTGCCTGACGCGCTTGATGTCAAGTTAATTAACAATTCGAAAGAAGCTTTGATTGATGAGATATCGGGTGTTTTCTCGCGCGGTTTAGATAGTGTTAGTAATAACGTGAAGAAGGATTACACTTTTGAGGAAGCCGTTTTAGGTATTGATGGAGAACCTTTCATCAATGCTGTTAAACGGACTACTTCGGCGGGTTATCCTTTCGTACAAGAAGGGAAAACTCGTTTTGATTTCTTCGGAAAAGCAGATCTTTATGATCTTGAGAATGAAAATTGTCAAGTGTTGAAGAAACGTGTTGAAGAAATCGTGGAGTGTGCCAAGAATGGTGTGGTCCTTGATCATTATTTTATGGATACTTTGAAGGACGAACGGAAACCAATAAAGAAAGCGCATAAAACGCGTTTGTTTTCCGCTGGTCCTTTGGACTATCTAATAGCATGTAAGATGTACTTTAATGGGATAGTGGCACTTCTTTCTCAATTTAGAAATAAGTGTCACGTTTCCGTTGGTACTAATCCCTATTCTCAAGATTGGGGTCAGATTGCACGCTTGATGGAGGCGAAGTCGAAGGATGTGATAGCCGGAGACTTCGAAGGCTTTGATGCTTCACAACATCAATTGCTTCTTGAGGCTTCTGGCGAAGTCCTAATTGCCTTGTCACAGAGGTTTTTGGGCTCCACTGATGAAGACGTCCGAGTAATGAGAGTTTTGTTGGTGAGTTTAATTAATTCACTACATATCTCAGGAAAGGAAGTCTATCAATGGACACACTCGCTTCCGTCGGGTCATTATTTGACCGCAATAATTAATTCCATATTTGTAAATATAAGTTTTGGTTGTATATGGCAGTTGGCGTTTAATGAGATTACGTATGCTTCTGCGCGCACACTTTGGATGGAGTGTGGCTTGGTTGCATATGGTGATGACCATATACTTACCGTTCCTCCTCATAGACTTAATGCTTTCAACCAGATGAATATTCCGGGGTTGTTTGATGCTATTGGTCTTTCATATACTATGGAAGATAAAGATGCTGTGGCAACCCAAAAGAGTAGACGTCTGGAAGAGATATCTTATCTTAAGAGGAAATTCGCATGGGATAATCAGGCTGGTATCTGGCTGGCTCCTTTGTCATTAGATACCGTTCTTGAGACTCCTATGTGGATGCATAAGTGTCCAGATGCGCGACAGCAAACTATCGCAAATCTGGAGTGGGCGCTCAAGGAGTTATCACTCCATGATGCCCATGAGTGGGAGATGTGGTCTACCATTATTCGGAAAGTAGGCCAGGATTTAGGACATTACACGATGTTGACCGAACAAAACTATGCACGTGTAGTGTGTTTATCTCAAGACTTCGAGATGTGATCTTGCTTTTCTTCGTCAAACCTCCCAAGTAAAAGAAGAATAGTATTGCTATCTCGAGAGCACCGTACCTATTTAGGTTTACTGTTCAGGATCGGTGGTGAGCAGCCCTCACAATATCCAGGACACTTGGGTACGCTTCTTTAGGTTAAGGCACCTAATTAAGTTAGAAATAGTCTTTCAAATTCAACAGAAACAACCAATCTCGATAGAATTAATACTGCTGAAGTTGCTAGTGAAATTACCGCATCTGCTGAAGAGCGTAGTGAAGTTACGCTCTTCTCCAATGATGAGGCGATTATTGCGGAGCCAACACCGGGAGAAGCTCCTATTGGAGGTCCCGCAATGGATCAGCATACTGATGCTCATATTCATTCTATTATTACCTTTCTTAAACGACCTCAAATTTTAATGAAATTCGATTTTAACTCTAGTTTTAAGCGAAATGATAATGTTTTAGGTACGTACCTGGACGTTCCAAATGCATTGATGAAACCAATGTACTTGGATAAATTAGACGGATTCACATCGTTCAGGGCGACTGCAGTTGTAAAATTACAGTTGAATCCTCAACCTTTTCAGTGCGGTAGATTACTTATGTTTTCCTGCCCGACACCTAATATTATTGGTGATCGTGCTGAATGGCTTGCTAAGCATGTAACAATGGCGCAAGCTGTTCATAACGTTCAACTTGATATTAATAAACAGACAGAGGTTGAGTTGAGAATCCCATTTGTATCCCCTTTTAATTCTTATGATTTAATTAGTGATATATATCAGTGGGCTAGAATTTATATTTTAGCTTACTCTCCCCTAAACCAAGTTAATAATCCCGATTTAGAGTGCCTTGTATGGGGTCACTTCGAAGATATAGAGTTGGGTGCACCAACGTCCGCTAAGTATCGCTCTAATGTGGTACAGCAATCCGGTATCGTGGCAAAAACCTCGAAATCGCAAGTGCGTGCGGGCGTAAGCGCTCCAGTAGAGAAAGGAAGTGACCTAGTGAAGGCGACTAGATCATTAGAAAGTACGGGGTTCATCAACAAGCTTGGTTCCACTGCGCAGAATGCGTATTCGGGGCTGGGGCGATTAGCGCCTTGGCTTGCACCGATAACAGACACATTAGGTAGTCTGAGTAAAATTGGAACTGGGCTTGTTGGTGGACTTTTTAGTGCTCTCCCCGTATTGGGAGGGTTATTAGGTTTTAGCAAGCCTGTCTTATCGCATTCGGGTGAGACGGTGGTTGTGCGTCCAGTGCAATTCTTCGCCAATGCTAATGGGAATGATCATTCCCATGTATTGGCCTTGGATGCACTGAATGCGGTGGATGAGTATCCTAATCTCGGAGGGACTAATCTTAGCGAGACATCTCTTGAATTCCTTAAGAAAATTCCACAATTTATTAAGGCATTTAAGTATGGACGCTATTCTGGTTATGGGACGATACTTGCACAATTCGTTGTTACACCATCTTATGTTGTACCAGCGACTTTTACAAGTAACGTTGATAAGAGACAGGATCCTTTGCCCCAACCGACCGTCCTGCGATATATTACGTCTTCTTTCGTGTATTGGACAGGTTCGTTAGTATATACATTTAGGTTTATTAAGACGGATTACCATTCTGGAAGAGTGGAAATAGCTTTCCATCCTTTCACTTATCAGAGTGATTCGTCTCGTATGGATTATGTATATAGGTTAGTAGTAGATTTAAGAGAAAAGTCTGAGGTTTCCTTCGTTGTGCCGTATATTTCGCCACAACCTTGGAAACTTACAGACGTACAATACGATCCCCTACAAATAAATGATCTTAACTGGCAAAAGATAGGCCCATCAGCAACGGGCATTATAACAGTACGAGCATTAACACCGCTCATATGTGCCAGTGAGATTGTTCCTACATGTGTTGAGTGCCTGATTGAAGTACGAGCAGGTGATGATTATAAACTTCAGGCTCCATGTAGAAACCAATACCTTCCTTTTGCGTTCAGGAAGGAAATTCCTCCAAAAGCAGTACAACAATCTGGCAGAGTTGTAGCTGTTCCAGGAACGCAGGAGACCCGAACATCTTCTATAGAAGGATATATTCCACCTTCTATTACGGGTCAGGATCAAGATATTGAACGGCCGGACACACAATATCTTTGTGCCGGTGAAGACTTTACGGATTTCAGAGCATTTATCAAGCGTTTTGCTTGGTATAGAACAACATCTATTAACGAGAATTATGTTGATTTTGTACGCAATTTCGATGTGGTTCAGTTACCGTTAATGCGCTGGCAGTCTATGTTGTCTTCAAATGTAGAAGCAATTCAGTATCGACCAGATAGAGGAATAACACCACTCACGTTTATATCCGGTATGTACGCGTTTTATCGTGGGTCTTATAGACTCAAGTTATTCGCGGATGTACAAAAAGACGGAGACCGTGTGGCAAAGTTTGTCACAGCAAAAGTATTCATGGATGGTGATATTCCAAGAGAAGTTGCGGCCTTTGTAATGACGTATCCGAATTACATTGGCCCCGAATCTTTTGAACAACTGAATGTAAAAGGTATTGCTGAATTCCAGATTCCCTATTATTCCCCCACCATATTAACAGCTCATCAAAATTTAGAACAGCAGGTTAAGACCTTATTCTCTAATCCTAATATAGTTGTAGGTTTTTGTACAGATAATTATAAGGTTAAGCGTAAGTTTTATTATGCGGCGGCAGCGGGTGATGATTTTAGCTTACATTCATTTATAGGAGTTCCACCAGTTTTCCCTATGTATTTGATTGGCGTGTCAGCGTGGAAAGACGCTAAGGGTAGTCCTCCCCTGTTTGGATCGGAAGCCCTTAATGTTGATCCGTTTATGCCTTATACACCCCCGGCAACAGGGGGTACCTGGGTAGATGGAGAAAAGAGTAATACAGTTATTCCATCTGATTTCACAGTGGCTGATAATCCTGTCACTGATTGTCCACCAGGTCCGCCAACAACTACTAAGAGCACGAGTGTTACGTGGTCATCACCCACGTATACTTCTATTAAGTTGTAGTCTCATGAAGAAGAAGGCCATGAGACGCAGAAAATATTTTAACCAATTAGTTTAGTTAGTTTATTAGTTAAATATTCAAAATTTATTTCGATGATTTTATCTCGGAAGGTTCAGCAGTAACATTTTGTTACTGTGGTCACGTACCCCCTTCCGGGGTGCGTCCTTCCGAGTTTTGCATTTTAATAAATACTCTGTTAAATTAGTTTTTCT